CCTCCGCCAGATGCCTCTCTGATCGGAACGACGTTTTGATGGTCAAATGCGAGCGGGCTAAACCTTGTATTAGCTCCCGTGTCTGTCCACATCAGCATGAAGTCTCCAGTTAAGCCGGAAAGTGCGGGAGAGACTCCGCCCTCATATGGTGTCCCAACGTGATTCTGTATTATGCCAGTTTTTGTTGTTCCGTCAGGCTTGGTGAACGTCGTGCCAGTAACACGAATCTCGCCGTAGTCTGCTGTGCCATTGGATAGCGTATTAAGATCGAACGTCAGGCCAGAGCCACCTTTGGTTGGCAGGGTTGTTGGATTAAACCTCGGAGGACTCAAAACATATCTCTGTACGATATGCCACTGTCTGACTATTTGTAGTTCATGGATCACGCCTCTAGCGTCCATGTAGTCAATGGTGTAAGTCTTGGTTAGCTGGAAATCGCCGTAGGAATTGGGTCTGCCGCGAATGCCAACCGTTGGATAGCTCGCGCTTGATAGCATTGTCCAACCGGATGGCGTTGCCGATTCAGCCGTGATTGTGAACTCGCCCGAACTCGTTGGAGTCGATGAAACATATGTTGCGGTTGCTCCTTCAACATATAGCCCGACACTCATATCATAATCCGACCAATCAGTAGGAACCCCACTTTGACCAACCTCGATTTGCGTCGACAGAGTTTGGGTCGAGACGTCTAAAAAGTTAGTTGCAGGAACAACCGGGAATGGAGTAGCCTCGGTCAATGAACTGAACCTGCGACCGCCATCCATCGCCGCTACCCAGACATAGTAATTCTGTCCAGCCGTTAGATCGGTGATCGTTTTGGTGGTTCCGCTTGTAGATGTAGTGGCAACCTCGCTGTAGAACCCGGTTACTGGATCTTGAGTTGGAGGCGAGTTAGTTGTCTTGACCCATATATGGTAATTAAAGAAGTCAAGATCCGACAACTTGCCCTCGTCCATCTCGATTTTTAAGCCTTCAACGATTGGCGTTACCTCTGGCTTTGATCCGGTCCCGGGTCCTGTCGGAGTTGACGGAGCAGCCGATTTGCCGATGACATCGTGGTCGTGTTCGACGACCGTCCATTCGCCCTCTTTGACCGGCGTCAGAGATCGGATGTCGATGTCGATATATTGATCTGAGTTTCCTCGGCTTTCCCTAACGCCCGTGATGACTAGCGACGTGTTGTTCCGTCCATTTATCGTGAAATACCTATAGTTAGTATCAGTCGAAAGGTTTGAATACTTCCAGCGAAGCTGATAGCCTGTTACATTAACATCAGCAGCCGCCGTCCATGTAACCAAAACCGTCGGCAAAATAGTTCCGTCAGAAGATTCTATAAGTTGATTGGTTCCGCTGCTAACAGTAAAACCACTTGGAGGAGATACAGTAAACGGATCTGGAAGAAAAGACGTTGGAGCGGGATCGACCGTTTCCTGGTCTGTCGTGGCACTCCAGTCGTATGTATTACTGGAAATCTCTCTAAACTCCATTTCTACCAGGAGCTCGCCATTTCCACCAATCTTTAGTTGATGTGACCAAACCTGGAATGTCGTCGCTGGAGTTGCAGTAGAACTATAACCATATTTATCAAAATCTAGCTTAAAATTGTCTCCAACTTGAAGCTGCATCGCCTTCGCTGTAAATGTGGCTTTATGGCTGATTTGCTGACGAGCTTTAGCCAAGGCTATTTTAAACAAGCGTTGTGCGGCTGATGGACTATTAGTGAATAAAAGCTCTAGTTCCCTGGTAGATACGATTCCATTGTCTTGGTCTACATATGTAGAATTGGTGTATGATGGTGCGTCTATTACGTTGTAGTCGGCCCACTTATTTACTACAACACCTTTGACCGTGTTAATTGAAACGGTCCTATCATCTTTTGTCGTTCCAGCAATCGGGCCGGCAAAGTCAGATTCGCTTAAAGTTATAGTTGGAGTTATGTATCTGCCTGAGCGAACAAACCATTCACCACCTATATACTCGACCAGGCCATCAGCCGCTGTACGCATTGACCTGATGACCTCCATCGGGTCTTCATCAGAATTTACAATTCCGTTTAGCTCATATCTGTTTTCGGTATCTTGACTATATGAATATAGAACTCTCCAGACCGCAGTTCCATCAGTTATATTGGTTTCGCCTCCACTGTATGGTCCGGCTGGCTCGGAAGTCCCGGTTGTCCCTGCTGTTGTGCAATAGAGAATTGCTCCTTCAGTTATCAGCCGTTGAGTGTTTACAGCAACCTCCTCAGATGCAGACCAATTATCCCACTTGCTGTTTACGGTTTCATCGCTATTGTTCGCAGAGGCAATTAGCTCAGTCTCGTTTATGCGATCATGCCCCAATCCAAACCTTCCATATCCAAACTCGCTTTGAAGATAGTCAGCTACGCATAAAGCCCAATTAGCGCTGTACTCCCAAGTCGTGCTATCGTCTGGGTCATGTGAAACCTCTCTAGGGTCATAAACCTTTCTACCCTTTACGACTCGCTGAAACTGCGGAATGCCAGTAGGGAAAGCATTTTCATCGCCGTCCTTAAGTAGTAGCCTAATATAGGTGTATGACATCCCGCTAAGAGTGTCATTGCTTCCCCAATTGCCCATCGCAGCATCCAACGTGCTGTTAACGGTTTGGCTAGGCCCACCGTGATGATCGGCGATCCATAGGCTGCCGGAATACCTAGTTCCCGTGGCCGATCTCAATGCCCCATCGCTGGTATACGCAGAGAAATTGACGATTTCACCGTTTACATACAGATCGCCAAGCTCCTCGGTTTCGTGATCACAATGCACCAGGACCATGTGAAGATATCTATTGTCATTACCCGTGACACTAGAATCAAAATCACTGGTTCCCATATACACAATGGTTCCACCAACTTTGACTTCGCCGTATATGTATTGTCTATTTGTTGTCCCCCCGAGACTGTTGGCTCCACGAACAGTTAAAGAGTTCCTGTCATTGCCTTGGCCAAACCTGTTCTTTGGAGCAAGTAGAGCAGAACCGACCATAGTCGCTCCGGCTACTATTACATGTGCAGTTACACTGGCCCAAAGTGGGATAGTTTTAGCTGCCGAAGCTAAAGCGGCTTTAGCAGCCGCCGAGCCAAATGTATTTGTTAAAAATGTTGCTACTGGTCCTGCCATATCTTAAACGCCGATGAGGCTTCTAGTGTTTTAAAAAATAAGTTTCCATTCTCACAAGGGCCAACTGAGGTTATCCCGTCTGAGTTTATAGCTAGGGAAAAGTGAAGTATTCCCTTGCCCCAATTAAAAACCATCAGATCGCCTATATTGGCTTTCTTTACTTCTATTTGATCCAAGTAAGATATCGAATTAAGAAAAGCCGATATAGATCCGTAGGGCCGTATCAATCGACATGCCTTATAAGGGCTGTCTATGCATGTGAATTCTTCACCCAAGCTAATTCCCCTGGTGTCTTTTAAAAAGTCAATTGCTTGATGACCACAATTATTGGACCAATTAAACATCAAGCTTTTATTCCCCAACGAAACTCCTTCTCGGCTAGGTCGGCGACAAAACGCAAACTCCTGTCTGATGGATATCTTTCTTTCTGGTCCTGCTCGGTCCTTCTAGCCGAAGATGGCCCCACTCCATAAGCAAAACCTTCTGTCTTAACGGATATTGAAGCGGTCTGACCATTGTCCGAAACCTCCATTACGTCGATAAGTCCTTCAAATATCTTGTAGGGAGTGCCGCTAATTGTCGTTGCATTTGACATTGTGGCAAACCAGCAGGTTACTGGCCTGTTCTGATATTGCTCGGTCATGGCAAGGCTTATATTTGTCGAAGGCAATCCAGAGAGAGTAAATGTTACCGCCTGTGCAGACCCATCTTGGCTTTCCGCTGGCATCTCTAGGTTTACTAGATTCCCCAAGCCTATATAATTTTCAGAATTATATGATATTGTTCCAGAACCAGTCCATAATCGCAAATCACGATCTCCAGGAGTGGTAGTATAATCGAATTCAAATTTTACAAAGAACGCTGGCTTAACAACCGTAGAAGCCAGGTTTGAGCTCATGGTTGACTCTAAGTTCCGAGACATAGTTTTAAGGTTCTATTGCTTTTATTTGAACGCCTACTAGGAGACCGTTAATATCTATTGACCAGCCTACAATCGGTTCAGCAAGCCTCCAGGTAGTGGGTAGAGTGTGGCTGGTGCTGGATGGAAGTGGAGCGTATTTATACAGTTTGTTAGTTACCGAGTTCAGGTCAAATGTAAATGTTTCACTCATTCCCTCCATGTCTAACAAAAACTCTATCCAATCTTCCTTGTCGCTTAGTGAGCTTACTGGTGGCAGTTGTCCGGTCCACTGAAATTTTTCCGAGCCGACCCATTCATATACCTGCAAGTCTCCCGAAAAGGGGCTGACAGTAGTAGGAGTGCTTTTAGTCCTAGTTATGTTAAACGAGCTAAACTGCGGTCCCGTATAAAGAGCATTGGATACTGGGATGGTAGGCATTATCTGATTCCCCTTCTTTTGTTATCTTGCATTTTGTTTACTGCTAAACTTACCGATGCGGACACCGATGATGCTATCATCTGTTGCATTTCCTGCCTGTCGCCGCCATCTATTGAGAAATTATTGACCACGTTTACCGTTCTGCTACCGCCACCCATTCTATGGTTTGGAGTTATGGAACCACTGTTAGAAGGAACGAAAAGCTCTGGCCCACGCTCGCCTACCAGGAACGGCCTGTTCGCTGTTACCGGGCCTCCCTTGAACGCCTGTTTTGGCGGAGTTCCAAGACCCGGGAAAAGACCTGTTAACGCTCCCATAATCTGAGTTTTGGCGATTTGTTTCAGTATAGATTGCAGAACTCCTCTAAAATTTTCTCCCTCGACAATGGCATCAGCAATGCCTTCCTTAATGTCGTCGAATGTTTTCTGCATTTCCCTGCCAAACGCCGAGACAGTATTATCAAGCTTTTCAGCTTCTCCATTTACTGCATTAAGTTCGGCAAGAATTGCTCTAATTTCTTCCGCAAATTTTGCGGCTTGTTCTTCATCTAATGCCCCTTTGAATGATTTGCGAGCTTCTTCCAGCTTTTGGTTTAATAATGTCTGCTTGAATATTAAAGCGTCTCTTAACTGTATGCCTTTAGCTGTGGCCAGGAGATTTTCTAACTCGATCTCCTGCATCATTTCCATTTTGCTCTGTTCTAGTTCAGACTGAATGGTTTTTTCTCGAGCATTCTTTTGCTGCCAAGCCGTAATTTTTCTTTGAGCCAGGTCAACTTCGGCAAACGCTACGGCTCTATCGTGAGCTAAATCCTTTTCGGCTTGCGACTGTTCTTCGTTAATTTCTTTTATTAAAGAATTGAGGCTTGATAAGGCTTTCTGGTTTTCAGCGATACTCTTTACAGCATTGTCCATAGCCTCAGGAGAGAAAACTCCAGTTCCCTCCATGTTAGCGCGGTCTTGGGCCAACCTCGCTTGTTCTTCAAGAATCCTTAATCTGTGAGCCTCTAGCGTGTTTAAGTCTTTTGCCTGTATAGCTTGTTGAAGGCTTAATTCTAGATCGAGTTCAGAAAACTTTTTTCTAGCCTCTAAATTGCTTTTTCTTTTTGCTTCGGCTTCTGCGATAGCCTGATCGGCGTTAGCCTTCTTCTCTGCGGCATCGGCTTCCTCTCCTGCGGTTATAGCCATGACCGAACTGGCTTTAGCCATTTCCGCCAATGCCTTTTTAGCCATTTCATTCCTTCTCTCTATAACATGAGCCAAGCCAGTTCCAAGA